AGTTGTATTTAGCAGCAAGGGTGCAATTAATCTTATCATCACCACCATAATATGAAACACCTTGTTTACATATGGAAACATCAACATCTGAAACATTGACACAATCTATATCTATATTGACAAACTTTGCTTCAATATCTTGAACACCACGTAAATCTTCAATAGTACAAAATAAACGCAAGATATTAGGAAATATCTTACTCTGACCTGGAAGTAGAAAGAGTGTTAAATCAGAGTGGTCAATGCGCTTCTGTTTCGCGTCCAAAAACTCGCGAACAGAACTCTCCTTGAAGAGTTCTCCATTTGGGAACAGTAGTCGCACAGAATCAAAGTCACTATAAGATTCAGAATCAAGACGCTTTTGCATAAATGTAAAATAGTGTGTCGGTAAAATAGCCACAGAACCAGCTAAAACCGTAATAACCCCACTTTTTGTGGTACAATCAGGTAATTGCAGGATAAGTGAATTCTTATTTATGATCTTACGAATAATGTCATCATCTGTCTTAGCCTGGGTCGTTATATATTCTTTAATTTTGGAAAAATTGTCTACACGTTTATTTGTTCGACGGTATATCTCAGAAGATGGAGGTTTGTGTGACATATTTGTGGGCCATAAAGTGTAAATAAGTACACCAACAGCAGAAACAAATGTAGATAGCATAGCAGCATATTTGAGAAATGGGTATTCCTCGTTAAGTTTGGCTAATATAGCTGTAGCTTTGTCTAGGTATGCTTTGAAATATCCAGCACAAGTGACCATTTTACTGCGAATAATAGTGGTGGAATCAACCTTCAAAATCTTCTGTATATTTGGGAGCGTAAGTTTATCAATCAATTTTAATATGTTTCCTTTAAACATATTGCCCATCAATTCTTTCCAAGTACTGGCAGTTGTTGTAAGGTAATCAATAATTATACACGCATGTCTAATTGTAAAATCCTTTAAGCTTGCACACTTTTTCATGAGCATCTTAATAGCATCTTTTTCATCCTCTCTAGCAACCTCGAGGGTCATCTCAGTATAAAGAGGTTCGATAAGATCATCATCGAACTCTAAGTCCTCAACGTCAATCATATCAACATATTTTTGTCTATATTCTCTATGATTTATGGCATTATTAAGTATTTCATCACACTCAATATTGACCCTTTCATGGGCAGCAACTTTATCAAAGTATCTCTGGGAACAAGCCTCAACAAATTTGTCAAAAGATAATGTCTTGGAGACAGTACCCTTAGCGCTTGCCGAAACACCCTGCATAATATCAAATACCCATGAATTGGAGCTGAATTGTTCAATATCCATTTTGATACCCTCGTCCCCCAATCTGGTAACACCATATGGTTTACCATTAGGACCGACATCAGGGTTAACACGCACATCGACTATAAAATCAAATCGCCGTATTAATGCCTCCTTAGATTTAATAGATTGCACAGTATGAAAGTTAATTTCATTTGTAGTGCAAAATAAAACCTTAGAAGTGAATATGTTTGAACCTTTTTCATTAAGGGAGGCCATATGAAGAACATAAGGAAAACTATTAGTGGCTCTAATAAGAGCCATGTACCG